TATTGTTTATTAAGTAACCAGACCTGATAAAGAGTAGATTAAGTTCTACCTCCTCACTGTCAGAGCGTCAGTTGCTTTTAAGTCTTTCTGCCGATCTCACGTTTAGGTTAACTAACCTCTGACCTAAATTAAGTGTGCTACTAGGAAAGACAAGAGGTTTACAAAGAAGCACTAACAACCCATGCTACTGCGTTGTTGGTGCTTTCTTTTATGGGTTCCAAAGTTTTACTTCACCTGTATTGTAATCATAATCTCCTTCTCGCAATATCCTTGTAAGCCTTGCGTTCAAGATAGCATCAGCAATCGTATAACCTTTCTTAGTATATGTCTCCTGTACCTTAGACCATAGTGCTTCTTTGGTATCAGGTGTATTGGCTAAAGTCTTTGAAGCAGTAACCATACCCATACCTTTGATACCTAGTATGCCGTCACCTGCGTCACCAGCCAACGACATCTCAAACCAATGTCTGTCTGCTTTCTTGTTAGTAATATGTTCTATGCAATCATCAGCTATAAGTTTGCAGGGTAGTGTTCTCATATCTTTATCTACTGAAACTATTATCGGGTCTTTGTATTTGCCATTGGTAGCAAGCAAACCTAGTACGTCATCTCCTTCTAAGTTTTCATAAGCAACAGTTTCATATCTTTCTTTTACTTCTTTGATAACACTCTTAAGTGCTAGTGGTTTACGTTTACCTATCCTGTTGATCTTGTACTCAGGAAATATCTCATGTCGAAATGTAGGGTAAGAAGTAAAGCACATAACTATGTCATGCTTA